TCATGCACAGTTTAAATGCTGGCGGCAAAATTCCAGGCTATTCTTTAGGCGGTAAAAGGCGAAGTAAAATTGCAGGCTATGATGTAGTTAGCGATGGAGTAAATGAAAGAGTAGACTCTGGTAGAAGATATAGGCAAATGCCAATGTCTGGGTTTTTCTACAGCCAAGCCGATAGCCCTGCATTGGAAGACGATGTCGCTGCATATGGAGCTGTTACTCAAGCACGAAAAGCCGCCGAGCAAAGAAGGTTAGAGAAAAAAGCGAAGAAACGAGCCCTGATCGCCAATATTCTCTCTACTGTTGCCACAGCTTTTGTATCTTCAGCGGTAAGTGGAATGGGGAAAAGCGGATCTAATGTAGCAAAAACTGGAGCAAAGATGACCGACGCATTTGGCAATCCCACTACAGACGGTGCGTTTATGGGGTATGGCGCAGACGCGCCCGCAAATGTAAGATCTGGTATAGATAGATATGGAAATCAGATTTCTGTTTTGCCTGATGGTTTTTTTAGAGGGGGGAAGATTAATAAATATGCTTCAGGAGGTTACATATCAGGTAAATCTGGTATTGACCAAATTCCAGCAATGCTTAGCGAAGGAGAATATGTTATTCGCGCAAGTTCGGCAAGGCAATTAGGGAAACCTTTATTAGATAAAATTAATGCGGGTAGATTTTACGATGGAGGAGAAACTTCTCCGCTTTCAGAAAAATCAGAAAGCTCAACTTCTGGGGGTAATACTAATAATATAAATATTTCCGTAAATTTATCTGGAGGCTCGAACAAAGAAGATTCTGAAGAGAAAAGCGACGGCCAACAAAAAGGTATGGCTGAGGATAAGATGAAATTACTTTCTCAACAAATTAAAAAAGAGGTTGTTGCGGTTATTGTTCAGGAACAGCGTCCGGGCGGACTTCTTCAGGATACTAAATGAGTTACTCGAATTACGAACAAACTGTTGTTATTAATGGTTATGCTTTATCTGGCGTTCAATCAGTTGACGGAAGCTATGGTATAGCCGAAAAACCTGTAAGGGTTGCTGGTGTTGGTTTTATTGACGCGCTTATCGATGCGCCACTAGAGGGGAATTTTTCTATTAATCGAACAATGGTTAGTCGAGACCCATTGTTAGACGTAAATTCTGTCGGTAAATATACTTTTGACGAAAGCGAGATTAGTGGGGCTATATTGTATGATAATAATACCAAGGGGTTTGGATTTAGTAAGGCTAAAATAAATAGGTATTCTGCTTCGTGTACGGTAGGAGGTTTGCCAGAAATACAGACGGATATAACCGTATATGGTGAATTGGGTAGCGGAGTATATACCGAAGGAGTAACCAAAACTCATCCGCCTATAAAATTCCCAGATCAATCATCCATATCCGTTCAGGTAAGCGATTTTACTGTAGACGCGATCACCGATTTTTCATATACTCGAACATTAAATTTAAATCCGGTTTATGCAATACCAAAAGGGACAGAGTCTGATTGGAATGCAAATACAGGCCCATCAGTTAAAAATCTAGCGGCTGTTCAAGTAGATACTCAATATCCAATTGAGACAGATATTAATTTCACAATGATTGCAGAAGAGTATGAAGTGAGGGAAATTAAAGATAGGTTGCAGGCTGCGCCGAAAAGTACGGTTGTTATTGATATCCGCGATGCACAAACAAATGAAATGATAAATTCATTTACTGGTAACAACGTTCGTTTAATTGGTGAATCTGTAAATTCTTCAATAGATGGAGAAATGTCAATCTCTTTAACTTATAAAGGTTATGATACTTTGCATAACCCTGTATCATGAGTGCTCCATTTTTAAGATTTGAGGATGGAAGGATTCAGCTTGGCGGCAAGAATTTAATGGTTAGTTCTGCTAATTTATCTATTGCGCCCAAGCTAAGCGAAGAAAGAGTATATGGAGACTTTGATTACGATCTTAGGGGAGCTAAAACTGAATTTTTAAAATTTTCTCCAAATGGTATTTTGCAGGGTCAATTACAACTTAATTTTTATATATCAGCTGAAACATTTACTGTTAATGGTAATCCTAATAATATAGAAAGAATGTTTGAAATAAAAGCTGGAATGAGTGATGCTCCTATTAATGATAATATAGTTGGTCGATACAAATTTGATGCAGCTTATTTAAAAACTTTTGGATTTAGTTTATCTCCTTATAGAAATATTGTGGCTACCGCAAGTTATGATATATTTGGAACAATTCAAAGATATAGAGAGGCGCGAGGAAGGTTTTCAAAAGCTGTTGTGGATTTTGGTCACGGTTTGCAATCATTTGGGGAAGTGAAGATAAGTAATACGGCTGCTGATACCGCCGTTGGTAGACAGTTTGAGATAAGTAATTTAAAATATAATATAATAGTGGAGCGAAAAATACATAGTCACATTAGAGATAATGAACATTCTAGTGTTAACACTCGTCCGCAAGGCGCAACGCCGCATAGAATTACTGCAGAAAATATTCAAAGCGAAATGGTTGTCGAAGCCAACGAAATGATTCCTAATCTCAATCCATACGGAGATCAGCAAAATGTAAGCTCTCCATTTAATATTCCTGATTCTACTATAACTGCATTTTTATATGGATTAACTGGCGAAAAGATCGCGCGCTTTTCTTCTACAGGTAAAATACAATCTCAATCTTTATCTATTAATGAAGGGGATTATGCAAAAAGTCAAATTACATTAAAGGAGATTATAAAATAATGTTTGAGAATTATAATCAAAGTTTATCTTCTTCATATAATAGTGAAAAATTAACTCATGTTAGTAATTATTTGGGTATATTTGAAACTGGAGTAGATTATAAAAAATTTGATTTTGTATATAATACAGGAGACGGTTTATTTTATTACGCAACTGATGATATGACTCATGGCGGTGGCGCCGTCATATCTGGCAGCGGAAGATTTACTTTGGACCCCGAAGGTCCGATAGTTGGGGGTAGGGAGTCGCATTATATTTATGATGATTATTCTTTGTTTGATGTTTTGGGTCAAAGCTTAAAGATTGGGCAGACAATTCAACTTGCTGGATCTGTTCAAGACGCTTCGGGGATTTATAATGTTTTAGGTATAGACAGAGATTATAGCGACTCCTTATCATCTTCTGATGGAACTGTGTTGGACTCATTAGATGCTAAGATAATGATTGGGCCGCTATTTCGACCATTTAATGGAAATTCGGTATTTTTAACTGATGCAGATGGTAATATTTTAGACGGAGCTGGATCCACAAATTTAAAAACCCAATGGGATAATGGGACGCTTCAGCTTGATCACGCGGATTTTAAAAATTTAGCGGATAATTCAAAAATAGTAGACGGCGGAGATGTTCTTGGTTTAGGTAAGGATGCTTTTTTAAATGGCTGGTATGATTCAACTTGGTTTGTTAAGTCTAATGCTGGAGAGGGTTCTTTAGAGATCAATTCAACATCATTTTACTATCAAGAATCACAGGGAGGCTGGATTTATCATATGCTTTTTGGTTGGGTATACATTAATCCAGATAAGCAATATGAAAGGTTGTGGGCGTGGATACTTAGTGGCGGCCCCAATGATAATAAAATTAATGAAACAAATGGAGCTTGGATATATGCAAATAGAACAAAATTAGGTGGTAGTGTGCCTAGCAGTAATAGTTTTATATATGTTGAGCCTACTTACAATTATCAGATTAAGAACTCAAGTGACATATATAGTGTGGGATTGGATCCTGATGATGCGGTATTATTACAAGATAGAGCGGGAAATAATTTGAGGGATCAATATGATTTCATAGACTCTTATCAAACTTTAGAAATTGATAGCAAAGAATTTAGTTTATTACCTTACTCAAAGAACTTTAGAAGACGCGGAGGCTTGAAGATATACGAACTAGGGCAGGAAGATTTTGAATCTGTTAGTTATAATGATGTAGTAGGAAATACTGGGTGGGCTTATTTGTACAAAAGCGATAACTATCCTGCTGTTTTATATAATTATACTAATCAAGAATATTATGGATTGAAAAATTATCAATTCGAGAAAACAACTAGTGAATCTCAAACACCAAAAACTAAACCTTTAGATGATTCAGCTGAAAGACTTGGTGATGGTAAGGTTGATAGAATTCATGTGCAAGGAATATCTAATGATATTTCTATAGATGAATATGAAGTTGCGGATGATTATGCTATTTCATTAACAGCAATTAATGAAGATCCAACCAATAGTGATAAATGGGTAACTGATAGATTTTTCTTTGATGCAGATTATGGAGCAACAATGAATTTTGAAACTAAAAATGTTGATATACAATATGAGAATGGATATTATAAAACCTTTCCCGCGTCAATTAACTCAATAGGTTTTAGCGCTAATTTAAATTTTAAAAACAGAACTAATCGAGAGGCTAATGCTATTATCCATTTTTTAGAAAATCATCTTGGTCAGCAAGAAAAAGATTCTACAGCTAGTTGGCTTAAATATTCTCAGGGTATATCTGGTTTTCGTTGGGATGGCAATGCGACATTTCATCCATATGACTCAATAGAAAATCAAACAAAAACATTTTATTGTACTCAATTTAATCATTCTCTTAATTTTGAAGATAGTAATGATATATCTTTAACTTTATTTAATTATGATACATCAATATTAAACAGGGCAGAATCTTTGTTTGTTAAATCTGCAGAAACTTATGATGATAGCGAATATTATATTAAGGATGATGTTGTTTTTTCTGATGTAAATAATCAATATTATTATTGGCATAGTGATGCAAGCTTGTCTGGTAAGTCCCCTGTTGTGAAGAACACAGAGTGGACCAGAGAAAGCGGTTTGTATACTGATTTGAATAAGGAATATTGGACTCGTGAATTCTTGTGGAAACCTTCTCTTGGTTTGAATATTTCTCAGCAACCAAGAATGAATCAAATTCAAAATAAATCAAGGTATTCTCAATTATATAGAAATGGAATTAATGAAAGTTTGCTCGAGTTTAGCGTGTCTTTTAATAATAGAAGCGATGATGAAGCTTATGCTATATTACATTTCTTAGAAAATCATCTTGGTTATATTCCTTTTTTATTTTCTCCTCCACCTCCATATGAAACCATTCAAAATTTTATATGTAAAAAGTGGAATCATGTATATAATTATAAAGACAGCCATAATATTACTGCAACCTTTAAGCAATTTCCTTTTAATTTCGAGGCAGAAGACTTAAGTAATTTCGGAACGCAGCCATTAACTGGTCCAGGTAGATTGATATTTACTAAGCCAGTTATTTTTGCTTCAAAAAAGAATGATGCAAGGTTGGATTTATCTAAACCTTTTAGAGCAAGAATGTTTTTCGAAAATATTGGTGGGTCAAGTATAACAATTAATTCAATATCTTTAAATACATCAACTTCTGTAAATTTTAGTTTTTTAGGTCAGGTAAGTAATGATGTGCCGATGATAGTTAAACATAATCTTAATTCTGAAGATTATACGTATAATTTACCTATAAACTCCACACTTCCGTTTAACTTGTCTCAGCAGAGAATTAAATTAATTGATAATTTTACTTCTGGCCCAGAGGGTGGTCAGCATTTTAATTCAGTAAATACTGATGGGTCTGTTATAGCTAAATTTTTCCAGAGGAATGATGGAAGTATTTATAGTTATGCGCTAGGCGAGTATGCTGATTGCGAGTCTTTTATAATCAAAAAGTTTATCCAAAATAATAAAGATGGCGTTCTTAAGCCTGGAGAGGTGGGTTATGTGGATGCAGTTTATCTTGCTGCGTCACTTGACATAGAGACTTTATTGGTTGACGAAAATGATAACAATATAAATTATACTGATTCTGGTGGAACCTCGCAGGGTAATATTGTATTATCTCGTGGCGATGGATACCTTACTCAAGCTTTTACAGTATCAAGTTCAGATAATTTTAGTCCTCACGAGGGTAAATTACAAATATATTCTAAAACATGAGTGAGTCTACATCAAATTTATCCAAGCAAATGCTTTCTATCGCTCCTGACGCATTGATAGAATTGTTTGAAATAGATTTCAGTATTTTACAGCAAAATGTTGAAAATTTAGGGCTCGCTTCAGATATTAACTTTGGGGATTCTTCTGTCTATAGATTTTGTGCTATGATTAATGGATCCAATCCTATATACTGGCAAGGTAATGGCTACCAACCACTACCTATTGAGGCAGAGGGTTTTGAAAAAACTGGAGACGGTAGACTTCCTCGTCCAAAATTAAGAATAGCTAATCCTGATGGCTTATTTTCTTTGATATTCAGACTAAATAAAGATTTCGCTAATTGTAGGATCACAAGAAAGCGGACTTTCGCCAAATTTTTAGATGCCGATAATTACTTAAATAGAAATACAAATTCTTCAGGAGATAACCATTTTGGCGCCCCTGATCCAGACGCCCATTTTCCTGATGATATATTTTATATAAATAAAAAAATTACAGAGTCTAAAAATTTTCTTGAGTTCGAACTTGTTTCTGCTTTAGAGCTTGAGAACTCTTATGTTCCTTCTAGGGTTGTAATGTCAAGTTATTGTAATTGGACTTATAGGTGTGATATAGGTTGTGGGTATAAAGGCTTACCTATAGAAACTTCAGATGGCATTGATTTAACCAAAGGTTTTGCTGAAAGCGATAAGGATTCTTCTATGGGGCAGATTGATTCGAGTATTCAATCCGTAAATGAAATCCCTCAGTGGAGCAAGTATGGTATGAATGGAAGCGAAAGTGCGCCTGAGGGATATGATTTAGGTGATATGGTTAAAATTGTAGGGTCTCATAGCTCTAATCCGTATAGGTCTACGCCTCAAGTTTTTGTATGTATACAAAGCCACCAAGACCCAAAAGAGCATCATCCATTTTTTGATAAAAAATATTGGCTTCAAGATGAGTGTCAAAAAACGCTTGGTTCTTGCACTCTAAGATTTTCTCAATCAGAAGCTTTAGTTCCTTATAATAAATCTGATCAGACTCATGAAGGACTAAGATTTGGAGGGTTTCCAGGTACAGAAAATTTCCCTGTAGAAGGCTGATGTTTTCCAGACAAGTCTATCAATCGATTAGGCAACAAGCTAAGTTAGATCCTTTTGTTGAGATATGCGGTTATATTAAGGGCGATTCTGTTTTTCAGTGCAATAATATAAGCGAGCAGCCTAAATATAATTTTTTAATTAACCCTGTTGAAATTTTTGACAAAAACCCCGAATGCATATATCACAGTCATCCTTCTGCGTCTTCAAAACCTTCCCGTTTTGATATTATTTCTCAAAGAGAAATGCAAATACCTTTTCTTATATATAGTCTTAGGGATGATGATTTTTATTTTTTAAAAAAATAGTGTATTATACCTAAAGGTATAAGGAATGAAAAAGGTTTATTTACATGGCGCTTTAGGTAAAAAGTTCGGGAAAATGCATAATTTTTCCGCCAAAAACCTGCCTGAAGTTTTATTAGCCTTAGATTCTAATTATGAAGAGTTTTTCGAATATATTTTTAAATCAAAAAAACAGGGTTTAGAGTATTTTATATTAACTAAAAACCCTAAAGATATCTCGAGCGAGGAGGATTTAATTAAATCCTGTCTATCTAGATCTAAAATCGAGATGAATTACAAACAAAAAGAGTTGCACTTTGTACCTATGTCTCAAGGTGCTGCGTTTTTTATTCCAGCTATTGCCGCCATAACTTGGAAGACGTTTATTGTTATGACAATAGCGAGTGTCGCTATTAGTTACGCAATAAATGCTTTATTTAAGCCTCCAGAGCCCCCAAAGCCCGGCAAGCAGATTTCCACGAAATCTTATCTAATCAATGGCAGTCGGAATAGACAAGCTCAAGGAATACCTGTTCCACTGGGTTACGGTCGTTTGAAAATAGGATCCGTAAATATAGATGTAAAAAGACAGAGCTCTAAGTTGAAAAGATCCACTTCTGAAAAATTTTACGCTTTGGAATCTTTTACTGATATAGAATATCTTGACTTAATTTCAGAAGGTCCAATTGGGGGCTTCGTTAATCAAAACGGAGGAGCTATTTCTGGTGGAGATATTAGAGAGGGTATATTTTTGAATAATGTGCCTGTTAAAAGTAGCGTTAATGGTTCGGAAATATTTAACTATGTATTAAACGAAGACGATATTTTGCCCGAGTTTAAAAATGGCGCCAGCAACGAAGCTAAGTTATTGTCTAAAGAAGTGTCTGCAATGACTGAATATAATACTCCTGTTTTTGGTCCTGGCCCTTATGTTGATGGAAAAATTGATGCGCCGCTAATTGAGTATGATGATATAAATAAAGCTTTGACTCAAGGAGCAAAAATATTTACTCATGCAACTCGTAATCAATTTGTATCTAAGTTTGTTTTATCTCTTGGGGCAATAATTAGCCAGCAAGATGATAGCGGTAATACTTTAGCTAATTCCTGTAGGTTTGCGGTTATGATTTCTAAGGGTGGAAGAAATGTCAATATCCTTGATTTGGGCGAATCTCAAATCAAATCCTTGAAAATTAACTCTGTAAAAATTGATACCGCATCTGATTTGGCTGAAGTTTTTGCTCAAAGGGCGAAAGAGAGGATAATTGAATCTGAGTGGAATGCTGAGAAGGATATATATAAGGCTGCTGTAGAAAAAATTATTAATTCTCGACAATTTAAGAGAAAAAGAAAAACCGGAGATGAGATTGCTAGAGAAATATTGACCGAGCAACAGCAAGAGATATATTTTAAGTGGTCTAATTCTGACTATATTAGCCGAGAAGATCCTCTTTCTGGACTATTCGGGGCTGGAGGGGGGCTGTTTTTCGGTAACGAAAGCCAATACCATTTCATGAGTAAAGCTAGAATTCTAGATGTAAATAGATTACAGAGCGATAAGATGGGGAAGCTTCTTGGTGGTGGCGAAAAGGGCGGTGTAGTTATTGATCCTAGGGGATTTTTTGCCGTATGGGGTATAGCTACAAGCGAATATATGTTTGATATAGAAATTGAATTTTTCCCAGACGTAAACTATGACCCGATAAAAGGGGCCACAACGATATCTGTTGTTAAATTAAGCGGAGAATATGATCCAGCCGTTAAGAGTGCTAAATATTATGATGGTCAATTCTCTTCTGGTGATACTTTTTTTAATTGGAAAAATAAATCTAAAAACCGAAAGCGCTGGAGAAATCACGTGGCGAATCAATCAGATTTAAAAGCCGTAGGCGGAATAGGTAGGCAAAGACAATTGCAAGTTATGAGTGTGCAAGAAAGAATTCCTTATAACTTGCTGTACCCTAATTCTTCTATCGCTAAGTTAAGATTTGATAGTAAAAATTTTAAGTCAATACCAAATAGAACTTATCATGTAAAGCTTAAAAAAGTACTTATACCTTCTAATTATGACCCGCAATCAAAAACCTACAGCGGGCCATGGGATGGACTATTTAAAGGTCAAATTATTGATAACAACGATCCTGATATCGGATCTGAAGCTCAACCCCTAAATGCTATATCTGACGATTTTAGGTTTTGGACTGATAATCCTGCCTGGATATTTTTCGATCTAGTTCAGAATCCTAGATATGGGTTAGGTAAGTACGGCCTTGAGGAATATGATATTGATAAATGGCAATTATATAAGGCTGCAAAATACTGCGATGAGTTAGTTGAGACAAAATATCCCATCGAAAACATGCTAGGTTATCCTAGGTCATTTACAACCAATAATATATTGCATGACGACGAAGAGGATGATGAAAACGGCTCCTTTACTGTTAGTTTATACCATAAGAGCTTTTATCTTTCTAGTTCAAATATACCGAGCTCAAAGCAAAATTTTCAAACATTAGATCAGTCTCAATTTGAAAACGAGTTTGGAAACGGAAATACTTATCGAGGTAAAAAAGTAGCTTTCTTTATTTATATACATAATCAATCCGGCCCTTTTTCTGTGCCTCAAAAAGAGAAATTTGCAGAAAAATCTGCTTTGCGTCAGGGTAAATATATTATCGAGGAAAGGGTTTTGAAATCTAGTGATTCAGTTAATAAAACTCTAACGTTATACGGACCGACTTTCGAATCAAACCCAGCTACATTTCAAGAAGGTGGTGGGAATTATACTGTCGGCGCTTGCACTATGCAACTTAGTCACCCAATTGTAGAAAGTAGATTTAGCTGTAATCTATATTTAACAGAAAGATCAGAGGCTTTAGAGGCAATGAATAATATTGCTGCAGTGTTTAGGGGATTGGTTGGTTACAATTTTGGTAAAATTTTTACAATGCAGGACAGTAAGAAAAATCCAATGATATTATTCAATAATTCTAATATAGATAAGGAAAGCGGGTTTTCTTATTCTGGTATAGAAAAAAATAAAAAATTTACATCTGTATTAGTAAGGTTTAATAATAAAGATAAGGCTTTTGCTCCTGACGTAGTTTACGAAGAAGATTCTGAAGCTATGAAGATCTTTGGTTATCAAGAGAAAGAGGTTATGGGTATGGGTGTGACTTCAGAAACTCAAGCTCGTAGATTAGCTAAGTGGGTATTGTATAGTTCTCAGCTTGAAACTGAACAAATTTCTTTTGTAGCTTCCGAGGAGGCGTCTTACTTGTATCCTGGGTGTATCATTGAAGTATCCGATGAAAATAGAGCTGGAAGGAATATGTCTGGTAGAGTTTTGGATGTTGGTAGTTTTGGAGATTCTGATGAAAGTTATGTTTTAATAGATAAGTCTGCTCGAGATATAATTGCTGTAAATAAGGTAGAGATTACTGTGAATACTGGATTGCCAACCATCACGGATCGAGAATTAAACTTGAGGGCTCCTCATCATAAATCTTCTATAGATCAAGACGAAGAGATAACGTTAGTGTCTTCCCCTGCCCCTCAAATGATAAAATTTCAGGGCGTGTTAAGCTATAGGTCTGACCTTAAGCATAAAGGGCCTCAGGGCCAAAGCTCAATAATTTCCGAATTAATGGTTAAACTTTTGATTGATTTAGATATAGATCTAAGTAGGATTAAAGTTTTTAACCACGGGTTTAATGAGGGTGATAGAGTTAGGTTTGTTTCTGATGGAACTCTTCCTTTAGGCTTAGATAAAGATAAAATTGCGTTAAATTCATACTATATTGTTAATACAACCGAGCATTCTTTTCAGGTGTCTGTCATGAGTGGTGGCGACCCTGTTAGTATAATTGATTCTGGGAAAGATCAATTTGGTAATTCTGGTGGACTTCATTATGTCTGCATTGAGAATATGAATATAACTTCGGAATTAACTCAATCTTATATCAATCAAATAGAGGTTGGTGCAGCTTATTCTATACAGGGAATTTATGGAACTCAAATTTCGGGGGCAGCAGGAGTTAGTGGGGATTTATCTAATTTATTTGTTATCGAAAGCACTTCGAACGCTAATTGGTTTGATACGACTATTTTTGGACAAATATATGTTCCGGGTAATAGTGATTGGGCGTTTATTAATTATTTTGGATGGGTTTATATAGGTTCAATGATGGAAACGAGATCTTCCGATCAAGAATATTTTTGGTTCTGGATTACCGGTATCGGTTGGATTTCGACTAATAATCAACTGCATAATCAATTTTGGTGGCTTGAGTCAGAGAGTAGGTGGGTTTATGTTCATCATATGGAC